CAACTGATTTTGGTAATTTAACTGCAGCTAGATATGGTGGAGGTATTGCGGCTAGTGCGGTAAGGGCTGTTAAAGGTGGCGGATGGCATGGTGATAATGATGTTATATATGATATACTAGATTATGTAACTATAGCTTCAGCTGGTAATGCAGCTGATTTTGGAGATTTGACAACTGCTAGAAAATATATTGCAGGTATGTCAAATTCTATAAGAGGAGTATTTGCTGGAGGACAAACTCCTGGCACTACTAATATTTTAGATTACATTACAATTGCTTCAACAGGTAATGCGGCAGACTTTGGAGACAGTGCAAGTTCTAGTCTTAGAAGTAGTGTAGGTGCTTCAGATTCACATGGAGGTTTACAAGGATAATGGCTGTTTGGGATATTAAACAACGATACGATATAACTAGAGCAAATGAAGATAGGTTTGTTATATCAGGATCACGAGCTCTTTTTATGGGAGGATTTGCTCCTTCTGATCCAAATGGAGAAAATGATACAGTTGATTATGTATCTATTGTTCAAGGGGGCACTGCTTCTGATTTTGGAAATTTAACTAATCATAGATCACAACAAGGAGGATTTAGTTCTAACACGAGAGCTGTTTGTTCAGGAGGCGGTGGACCTGCTGATGGGGGAGATGAATTAAACACAATAGATTTTGGAACAATAATGTCAACAGGTAATTTTGCTGACTTTGGAGACCTAACAGTTGCAAGAAGAAGAGTTGCTGGTTATAGTAATCAAACAAGAGGAATTACAGCTGGAGGTCGTGTTGATCCTGCAATGAAAGATGAAATAGATTTTGTTACTATTGCTTCAACAGGTGATGCAACAGATTTTGGTAATTTATTATCAGTATCAGGTTATGTTTCTGGATGTGCTAGTAGCACTAGAGGTATTACACATGAAGCTTTTACTCCAAGCACTCAAGATGTACTTAGTTTTATTACGTTAGCGTCTGCTGGTAACGCAACAGACTTTGGAGATTTAACACTAGCAAAATATGCTGCAGTAGGAATTTCTTCACCAACTAGAGGTGTTTTTGCTGGAGGATTAACCCCTAGTAAACAGAATGTAATAGAATTTATAACAATTGCTTCAACTGGTGACGGAACAGATTTTGGAGATTTATCAGCGAGTAAAGGATACATGGGTGGAACTTCCGGAGGCCAAAGAGGACTTTTTGCTGGAGGCTCTACTCCTACGGTACAAACTAAAATTGAATCTATAACAATAAGTACAACAGGTAACTCAACAGACTTTGGTAATTTATCTATTGATAGATTAGATAATCCTCCTGGAGCATCTAATGGACATGGTGGCTTAGATGATAGCGCTGCTTTCTTTTTTGGTAATCAAAGACCATCAGTAACCTATATGCCTGGATCAGGAAGAGCTCTTTTAATGCCTACTGGAGATAGCAATGAAGTTTTAGAACTTATTAATATTAATACTAAAGGGAACACATCTATTTTTGGTAACTTAGCAACTGATAAAGGTACACGTCATGGAGGAACTTGTTCTTCTAATACAAGATATATTTACTCAGGAGGAAGAAGTAACACAGCTATTGAAAGTGTTGAATTTGCTAGTGAGGGTAACGCTGCTGATTTTGGAGATCTTCACTCTGACGTAGGTTACAGTGCAGGAGTTTCTAGTACAACAAGAGGTATATTTCAAGGAGGAAACACTGTTCCAGCAAATATTAACGTCATAGAATTTATAACTATAGCAACAGCAGGTAATGCATCCGACTTTGGAGATTTAACAGTTGCTAGACAATATGCGGGTGGTGTTTGTAGTCCAACTAGAGGAATTTGTGGAGGAGGAAATCCTCTTTCAAATGTAATTGATTTTGTAACAATTGCTTCAACTGGTGACTCAACTGATTTTGGAGATTTGTCTGCTAATAGAGAAGGTTTAGCATCAGCTGGTTCTTCAGTTAGAGGTTTATTTGGAGGAGGAACAGAACCAACAAAAGTAAATACAATAGAATATATTACAATTGCATCAGAAGGTAATGTTACAGATTTTGGAGATCTTAATAATGCAGTTGAAGGACCTACTGGATCAGGTAATAATACTCGTGGAATTTTTGTAGCAGGTAGAACACCTACTGCACTAAATGTAATGGACTTTGTTACTATTGCCTCAACAGGTAACGCTTCTGATTTTGGAGATATTTCTAGTGCTAGATATTACTTAAGTTCAAGTGTAAATTCAGATTCTCACGGAGGTTTACAAAGTTAATATAATATAGTATAGTCCTATATATGAAAGAAGAATTATTACAGATATTTCCAATACCTTTACTTATTACAAAGTATGAAAATAATTTAAGTAAAGAAATAGAGTACGTAGATAATTTAACTTATAAAGAACAAAAATCTAATGCTAATTTTAAATCTGCAGACACTTATTTATTAGAGATAGAAGAATTAAAAAATTTAAAAAATTTTTTTTATGAAAGTTTAAATAAATTTACTAAAAATATTTCACAATCAGATCAAAGATTAGTTATTACTCAATGCTGGGCTAATAAAAACCCACCAGGATCAAAGCATCATGAACATGTGCATCCTAATAGTATGTTAAGTGGAGTATTTTATTTAAGACAAGATAAAACATTACCACCTATACAATTCGCTAAATCAGTACAAGCTGCTATGAAACTAGACCCTAAGAAATATAATAATTTAAACTCAGAAATATTTTTATTACCTTGTACAGCTGGAGAATTACTATTATTTCCATCAGATTTAAAACATAGCGTGCCGTTAAATTTAGGTAAAGAATCAAGATTAAGTATGTCTTTTAATACATTTAGTGTTGATGCATTAGGTAGTGAAGATAGTTTAACCCATTTAGATATAAGGAGAATAATGAATGAGCACAATTGAAGATTATATATATGTTGAAAACCATATACCCACAGAAGTATGTGAGTTATTAATAGCTGAATGTAATAAAAAAAAATGGAAAAAACATACTTGGAATAATTATGCTACAGGAACATTTGAATCTGAACCTACAAAAGAATTAGATGTAATGCCTTGTACACAAGAACAACAAAATAAAATTACACCTTATTTAATAAAAGCATTAGAGGCTTATCAAACAAAACATACTTGGCCAGGAAGCAAGACTCAAGCACCATGGCTTTCTAAATTTAGTCCTATACGATTTAATAAATATGAAGTTGGCACTATGATGAGAGAACATTATGATCACATCCATAGTATATTTGATGGTAAAATGAAAGGAGTGCCAATAATATCTATTGTAGCAAATCTTAATGAAAACTACGAAGGCTGTGAATTTTATTGCAGAGGTAAAGAAATTAAGTTAAAAACAGGAGATATACTTTTATTTCCGTCAAATTTTATGTATCCGCACGAAGTAAAAGAAGC